GTTTGACGAAGGTGTTGTTGCTATTGTACCAGTTGATACTTCCTTAAGTCTTACTGACAATGGTAGTTTCGATATTTTATCTCTTAGAACAGCTAAAATTAAGGACTGGTATCCAAGACACGTCCGTCTAGAAGTCTATAACGATAGTATAGATAATCGAAAGGGACAAAAAGAGCTAATAATACTTCCGAAATCTAAGGTTGCAATAATAGAGAATCCGTTATATGAGATTATGAATAATCCAAATTCAACGCTTAAGCGTTTAATACGGAAACTTAATTTGTTGGATGTTGTGGATGAACAGTCCGGTAGTGGAAAATTGGACATTATCATTCAACTTCCTTTTGCAATCAAATCAGATACAAGGAAGGAACAAGCAGAGAAACGAATTGCTGCTTTAGAATCTCAATTACAGGATTCAAAACACGGAGTCGCGTATGTTGATGCCACAGAAAAGGTGATTCAGCTAAATCGCCCATCCGAAAACAATTTGCTTGCACAAATTGAACTTTTAACGAGAATGCTATATGGCCAGTTAGGTTTAAGTGAAAGCATCTTTAACGGAACGGCGACACCAGAAGAGTGGAATAACTATTATGCTCGAACCGTGGAACCAATTCTATCCGCGATATCTCTGGAACTAACGCGGAAGTTTCTCTCACAAACAGCAATTTCTCAAGGACATAGTATTAAGTACTTTAGAAACCTGTTCGCTTTAGTAACTGCTAGTGATTTAGCTGAACTAGCGGATAAATTCTCACGTAACGAGATAGTGACTGGAAACGAGTTCCGATCTATTCTCGGTATGCGTCCTAGTAAGGATTCAAGTGCCGACGAACTTAGGAACAAGAACTTAAATCAGAAGGTAGTACCAGACACATCTAATCCTGAAAAGGAGGAAAAAGTTCAAAATGGTAGCTAATTTAGATACAGCTAGACCCTATGATTTTAGCGGCTATGCGACCAAGTACAACGTTAAGTGTACCGATGGCCGTACGATCATGCCGGGAGCATTTTCACACGCCGATGGACAAAAAGTTCCGTTGGTATGGCGCCATTTGCACGATTCAGTTGAGAACATTCTTGGACACGCCATTCTAGAACATCGTGATGACGGTGTTTACGCCTATGGGTATTTTAATAATACTCGAGCGGGGCAGGATGCCAAGATTCAGGTTCAAGCTGGTGACATTTCCGCACTTTCGATCTTTGCGTACCGCTTAGACGAGCGAAACAAACTCGTTCATAGCGGAATTTTGCGCGAGATGAGTTTGGTTTTGTCGGGTGCTAATCCAGGCGCTAGAATCGATAATTTAAACTTTGCTCATGAAGATGGGAGTGAATATGAAGTGGAAGATCAAGTCGTGATTTATTCCGGCGAACCCATTCTCATTCATGACGAAGAACTAGAAGGAGAAACAATGCCAGACGAAACGCCCGAAACTGTGGAAGAAGAAAACGAAGAAGAACTTCAACACGCTGATGGGGAAGATAGAACCGTTGCAGACGTGATGAACACGCTCAACGAAGAACAGCGAACCGCTGTTTATGCCGTTCTGGCCATGGCGCTAGAGGGCAGTGCTGATTTGGCACAATCCGATGAAGAAGGAGATCCTATGAAGAAAAACGTATTCGAAGATGGTTCAAACGAACCTTATCTGAGCCACGAGGATTTGGAAAAATTTGCTACTGCTGTGTTCCATGATGCGCCTCGCCTTGGTTCTTTCCGTGAGGCTTTTCTCGCTCACGCAGGTACCTATGGTATCGACAATATCTCATATTTGTTCCCCGACGCCAAAGTAGTAAACGACCAACCCGATTGGATCACCCGAGAGATGGGTTGGGTTACTGCTTGGATGAGTGGAACCCGCCATACCCCATTTTCCCGCATCAAGAGCATTCATGCTGATTTGACCCCAGACGAAGCACGCGCCAAGGGTTATATTACTGGTGATTTGAAAGTTGAACAGGTATTTGCTCTGTTGAAGCGCACGACCGATCCCACAACTGTTTACAAGAAACAGAAACTTGATCGCGATGACATCATCGATGTGACCGATTTCAACGTTGTTTCTTGGTTGTGGCAAGAGATGCGTTTCATGCTCAACGAAGAGTTGGCTCGCGCCGCTTTGGTTGGCGATGGTCGAACTTTCGGTGTGGATGATGATGCAATCGACCCCAGCAAGATTCGCCCGATCTATGGCGATGATGTTTTATATTCCCACCTGGTGACTCTTGAAGTAACCGTGACGGATTATATGGATATTTTGGAAGCGATCATCTTGGCCCGCAAGAACTACAAGGGCAAAGGTCGTCCGAATCTGTATACAACTGCCGATTTTGTGACCAACATGTTGCTTCTCAAAGATACGACCGATCGTTATATCTATGACAACGTTGGTGCTCTGGCTGCAAAACTACGTGTCAACGAGATCGTCGAGGTTGAGGTTCTTGAAGGTGTTCAGCGCACGGATCCCGCTCCGTTTACGGCTGATCTGATGGCCATTATGGTTAATCCGAGGGATTACACCTATGGTTCTGATGCTGGTGGAGAGATCGCGACATTCGATGATTTCGATATCGATTATAACCAGTACAAGTACCTGATTGAAACTCGTCTGTCCGGTGCCCTGGTTAGCCCCAAGACGGCTATCTGCATCGAACGAAAGACCGCTTAATACGGATATTTCAATGGCGAAGTTTAGCGGAACCATTGGGTTCGTAACTACGACGGAAACTTCTCCGGGTGTACACGAAGAAGTTGAAACTGAAGTAAGTTATACGGGAAACACGCTAAAAGCCACTAAGCGATATTCTGAGTCTGGTGATGTTCTAAAGAACATTGTTACAAACTCTAGGGTTTCGATTTTAGCGGATACTTTTGCCGTTGAGAACATGCAAGATATTAGGTTCGCGCGCGTGCGAGGGATACGATGGTCTGTCACTACGATAGATTATGAGTATCCTCGCATGACGCTTACCCTTGGCGAGGTTTATAATGGGTAGTAGATTAGAACTTCAAACGCTTTTAAGTGCTATACCTGGCGTTTCGGCTGTATATTTTCAGCCACCCGCCACGATATCCATGACATATCCTTGCATTGTGTATGATCTATCGGACATAGATGTTAAGCATGCCAACAATAAACCGTATATTCTTACTAAAGAGTACACATTAACCGTAATTGATAAGGATCCTGATACTGCGATTATATTTGAGATAATCAAACTCCCGAGTTCTGAATTTAATCGATTTTTCGCTGCTGACGGTCTTAATCATTACGTATTCACTCTTAATTTCTAAGGAGAAAAACATGGCACAATTACTATCATGGGATGATACCGGCGAACGATTTTATGAAACCGGTGTAAATCACGGCGTTCTGTATCCTATGGATGCAAGCGGCGATTACCCCGTGGGCGTAGCCTGGAACGGTTTGGTCTCTGTATCAGAGAACCCAACTGGTGGTGAACCCACAAATTTGTATGCGGACAACATTAAGTATCTCGTTCTTCTTTCTGCAGAAGATCTTGGTTTGACGATTGAAGCCTTCACGTATCCCGATGAATGGGCAGCGTGTGATGGCACGGAAGCTCCACAACCCGGCGTTTCGCTTGGTCAACAGGGTCGTCAGAAGTTTGGTTTGGCTTTTCGTACCGAGGTTGGAAACGATGTCGATGGTGTAGACCATGGCTATAAATTACACTTGGTGTATGGTTGTCAGGCCTCGCCATCCGAAAAGGCTTTCAATACGATTAACGAGTCGCCCGAAGCGATCACGTTTAGTTGGGACGTAAGCACAGTACCCGAAGCAGTTACCGGTTATAAACCCACTGCGATCGTGACGATTGATTCCCGCACGGCTGATCCTACTGATCTAGCTGCGTTTGAGGTAATCCTATACGGTGACGATGTTGGCCCCACAGACCCCACATTGCCTCATATCGATGCGGTGATCGCGGCCTTCACGCCTTAAAGATAATACAAAGAGTACGAAAGACTCCTTCTTCGGAAGGAGTCTTTATATTTTAAATTATGAATAGGAGTTTAACATGCTAAAGAAAACAATGACCTTCGAAGATTTTGATGGCCAAACAGTAACAAAGACCTTTCGGTTTCACTTGACCGAAGCTGATGTTGCGGAATGGGAAATGTCCGAAGGTACAGGCGGATTAATTAAACTTATGGAACGTGTGGTTGCTTCTCAAGACGGTGCCGAAATCGTTCGCATATTTAAGGAAGTAATTCTTCGTTCATACGGGGAACTTTCTGATGATAACCTTCGTTTTGTTAAGAGCGAAAAGCTTTCAGAAGCCTTTTCTCAAACTCAGGCCTATAGTGACCTGTTTATGGAACTTGCAACTGGTGGAACGGATTCCATGACCAACTTTATTAATGGTATTCTTCCCAAGGTTAAAGAAAAGAAACCTGTCGAAGAAAAGAAACAAGACGAAGAAAAGTAACAATTTGGAAGGAGACCAGAGAATGTTAGAGATTAATCTTACTGAGAAGGAACTATTTAATGAGGTAACCTCAGAGATTTATACGGTTAAAGGTACGCGTTTAGTGTTAGAGCATTCTCTGGTCTCACTTAGTAAATGGGAGGCGGTATGGGAGAAGCCGTTTCTTTCGAAGGGGGCGAAAAGTAGGGCGGAAACCATGAGTTATATACGGTTTATGACCATTACACAAAACGTAGATCCCAATATCTATGTTTTGTTTGAGGATGAACTTGTAGATGCTGTAGCTAAGTACATTGCTAGACCAATGACCGCTACAATTATCAAAGAACCAAACGTAACAAATAATAATATTATTACCTCAGAGATTATATTTTATTGGATGATTCAATTAAACATACCCTTCGAGTGTCAGAAGTGGAATCTGAACAGGCTCTTAACTCTTATACGGGTATGCGATATAAAGTCTCGCAAGACCAAACAAATGAGCAAAGCAGAGATACTTGCTCGAAACAACGAATTAAACAAAGAAAGGCGGAGATTATTGAATTCGTCCGGATAGGAGGAGATATGCCATTCAAATTTTCTAGTAGAGGTGATTATAGTAAACTTGAACGATATTTGAAGGAAAAGGGTTCTAACTCAAAGACTGATGCTATTCTTAATCGCTATGGAGAGCGCGGGGTTAGGGCTTTGATGAATGCTACACCAGTCAGAACGGGTCTTACTGCTAGATCATGGCATTATACTATATTACATGGCAAGCATGGCTCAAGCCTTAGCTGGTATAATTCAAATCTTGTGGGTACAACTCCTGTCGTTATTCTTATACAATACGGTCATGGTACTGGTAGTGGTGGTTATGTGCAAGGGATTGACTTTATAAACCCCGCATTAAAACCTATATTTGCCGCTTTGGCTGATGAATTATGGAAGGAGGTTTCTAAATAAATGGGCAACGTTATTGACGAAAAAACCGTAAAACTTGACTTTGATAACAAGAAGTTTGAAGCTGGTACAAAACAGAGTCTAGATTCTGTTAGGCAGTTGAAGAAAGGTTTAGATTTCAGTGATAGCACAAAGAATCTCTCCTCCATCGACAAAGCTTTGAGTAAAATGAATTTCGGTCATCTTTCTGATTCTGTCGATTCGATTAAGAATCGTTTTAGTCTCTTGGGTATTGTGGGGTTGAATGTTTTGAATCAACTTAGTCAAAAAGCCATAGACATGGTAAAACAACTAGGCGCCACATTCATTACAGACCCAATTAAATCCGGTTTGCAAGAATACGAGACCCAGATCAATGCTATTCAAACGATTTTGGCTAATACCGCATCGAAGGGAACTACGTTAGAGCAGGTTAGTGAGAAACTTGGTGAGTTAAACACGTACGCTGATAAGACGATTTATAACTTTACCGAAATGACTCGTAACATTGGTACATTTACGGCTGCTGGTGTTGATCTAAATACCTCGGTAGATGCTATCAAGGGTATTGCTAATCTTGCTGCGGTCTCTGGTTCGAATTCTCAGCAGGCTGCGACCGCTATGTATCAGTTGTCTCAGGCTTTGTCATCTGGTACAGTTAAACTAATGGACTGGAACTCGGTGGTAAATGCTGGTATGGGTGGACAGGTCTTTCAAGATGCTTTAAAAGAAACTGCTCGACTTCATAAGATTAACATTGACCAAATGATCGAGGATGAAGGCAGTTTTAGAGAGACTCTTTCGGAAGGTTGGCTTTCATCTGAGATTCTAACTGAAACTTTGAAAAAGTTTACAGGCGATTTGTCTCAAGCAGAATTAGAAGCCGCTGGTTATACAGCCGATCAAGCAGCTGAGATCGTAAAACTTGGTGTTACAGCTAACGATGCTGCCACTAAAGTTAAGACATTAACTCAGTTAACCGATACTTTGAAGGAGGCTGCCCAATCCGGTTGGACTCAGACCTGGGAACTTATCATTGGTGACTTCAATCAAGCCAAAGAGTTCTGGACAGAGGTCAGCGATACCATTGGTGCACTGATTGGACAGAGTGCCGATGCTAGAAACGCTGTTGTTGGTGAGTGGAATGCATTAGGTGGACGAACCATACTAATACAGACGCTCCGCCAGGCCTTTGAAGACATCCTATTGATTGCAAAACCCATTGGAGATGCTTTACGAGAGGTCTTTCCACCAGTTACTGCTAAACAGTTGTTTGAGTTTACACTCGCTTTGAAAGAGTTGGTCGGAAACTTCAAAATAGGAGAAGAAACTGCAGATAGGATCAAAAGGATCTTTCGCGGATTGTTCTCTGTTATCGACATAGGCAAATTGCTAATTCTATCCTTTGCGAAAAACTTTAAGGAATTTCTGGGAACATTTGATAGTGCTCTTCCAGGCATCGGTGACTGGTTGGCCGGAATTGGGGATTGGCTTTTCGAGTTACGTAATGCTATACGAGAAGGAAAGAAGTTCGATGAGTTCTTCAAGAAGATGTTCGATGCAATAAGACCTGTTATACTCGGGATTGTTGGACTATTTGCAAAGTTAACCGGATCTATTAAATCCTTTAAGGTTTCTCCGGATCTTACAAGCAGTGGAAACAAGATAGGTGGCTTTTTAGACACTTTAAAAGCCAAGTTCTCTAAACTCGGAGGAACCAATAAGCAAGTAAACCAGTTCACGAGTAGTATGTCGAAGTTTGCTGAGAAAATGAAACCCGTTGTTAAGAAAATTGGTGAGCTTGCTCTAAAAGCGTTAAATGGTATTCTAGATTGGATTGACCGTGCTGTTAATGAGATTGATGTAGACAAGATCTTAAAGGTTTTGAACGGGGGTCTCTTTGCCGGTGTATTGCTTTCAATCAAAGGATTCATTGACTCCAGCAAAGCCGTTGTTGGTGCTGGAATGTTCGCTGCTATCCTGAAATCTGTAAAAGACTTCATAGATAAAGGCGGAAACGTATTCCAAGGGGTTACCGGTATATTAACCGGAGTGAAAGATGTACTAGGCGCATATCAAAAGGATCTCAAAGCTAATGCTTTGCTGAAAATTGCCGGTGCTGTAGGTATTTTAGCGTTATCCATTGCGCTATTGGCCTTTATCGATCCTGATCGCTTACTTGCTGCTACGACCGCTATATCTGCTATGTTCTTACAACTTATGGTTGGTATTGATCGGTTTAACAAGGGCGCAGGCGGTATTAAACAAATGGCCACAGCTACCTTAGGAATTGGTGCTATTGCTGCTGCATTGCTCGTTATGGCGATTGCTTTAAGAGTAATTGCTACATTAGATCCTTCCGAACTGGCTCTTGGTCTTGGTTCTTTAACCATTTTACTTGCTGAAATGATAGCTTTTACAAGGCTAACCGGGCAAGGAAAAGGATTATTCCAGGCATCATCCGCTATGTTCGCCTTAGCTACATCTCTATATGTTATGGCTAAGTCACTTGCTGCATTCGCTGAGTTGTCTCTAGAGGAGATCGGAACTGGTTTGTTGGGTATGGCTGGTTCTTTGGGCGTTATTACTGCTGCCCTGCGATTACTTCCAGACAAAGGCATTACGTCAAAAGCCGTTGGTATATTAACCATAAGTGTTGCGCTATTAGTCCTTGCACAGGCCCTAAAACAAATGGGTTCTTTATCATGGGACGAAGTTGCTGTTGGCATGGTTACTTTGGCTGGCTCTTTGACTATATTGGCTGTAGCAATGACAGCGATGCAAGGTTCCTTATCTGGAGCTGCTGCATTGCTTATATCCGCAGCCGCTGTTGCTGTTCTTGCTGTTGCATTGAAAACGATGGCTAACCTAAAAATCGAACAAGTTGGTATTGCTTTGCTTGCCTTGGCTGGTATATTTACCGTTTTAGGCTTGGCTGGTTACATTTTGACACCGGTTGTTCCGGTCTTACTTGGGTTGGCTGCTGCTATATTCTTGATCGGTGCTGCAGCATTGGCTCTTGGTGCGGGCGTATTAGCTTTCTCGGTTGGTTTCACTGCTCTGGCTGTTGCTGGATCAGCAGGAATCGCTGGAATAACGGTTTTGATAGTTGGTTTATCTAAACTATTGCCCGTATTAGCAAAAGGTATTGCTAACGGGATTGTTACGCTTATATCATCAATTGCGTCGCAAGGCAAACGCTTAGCAGCATCGTTCTTATCTCTTCTTAGAGTAGGTATTACGGCGTTTACGGAGATTATTCCCGAACTGGCGGAAGCTGCGTTCAAGATGATAAAGGCCTTCTTAACTACCATTCGAGATAATATTGGCGAAGTAGTAGAACTTGGTGCTGATATTATCATCAATTTCATGGATGCTATGGCCATTAAGGTGCCTGAATTAGTTGACTCAGCATACAAGATGGTTATTGCTGTCATAGATGGTATGGCCGATTCCGTAGAAGACAACCTACCAAAGCTTGTGGATTCCGTTGCAAGACTTGGATCAGCTATTGTGAATGGCTTACTAGATGGTATTATAGATGCTAGGCACACACTTATCGACGGTATAAAGAACCTTGCTAACACGATTTTGACCGAGTTCAGATCTGTGCTTGGTATCCGATCACCATCGAAAGCATTTTATGATACGGTTAAGAACATTGCACAAGGATTCACAAATGGCTTAAGGGCCTTTGGTGGACGAATGACTGATGGTGCTGGCGAAGTCGCTGATGACGTTATTAATGCATTCAATCCAGTTGCCTATGCCATATCTAAAGCTATGGATGAAAATATGGAATTCAGTCCACAAATTACCCCGGTGGTAAATTTGGATCAAGCAAAGAAGGGAGCTTCTGAATTAGATGGTTTCCTTGGCGGTAAAAAAATAGACATGGGATTGACATTGACCTCCGCACAATCTGTGCAACAAGGTCAAACTGCTATCCCAGGACAAGAGGTTCCTAGTGGACAAGCATCAGGCGGGAATATTAGCTTTGTCCAAAATAATTACTCCCCCAAAGAACTTAGCAGACTTGATATCTATAGAAACACAAGAAATCAATTCTTGCAAGCAAAGGGACTGGTAGGTGTTTAATGATACAATCAGTAAAAGCTACAAACCATTTGGGAGAGTCCATTATACTCGAATTAAAGAACCCTGCTACGTCGGGGTTCTTTATTCGGGGGATT